TTATGATCGTAGTGTTCACGATATTTTTGAGGATCAAGTCGAGCGATACGCCTATGCATTTCATCTTTATCGTCTTCCGCAGTGATCAAGATAACATCACCATGCTCCGCTACCAAACCACCGAATGATCTTTCCATAGATGCGCCAGAGGCAACCTTCATTGACAAGTCGAGCGTCATCATACCTTTACCGCTATCCCCTGCCGCAGCAAATACCACTGGAACACCTAAAGGTATTGTGTCTCCGATAAGAAACTTTTGTTCTGGTGCAGACCCGATAAAGTATTTGTCGATCAACAGGCTTTCATCAATAAGCGAGATTGGTTTTTTTACTTTGCTTTCATGGGTTTGCAAGAACCTATTGATGTCAAACTCCTCATCAATAGCATCCGCAGCATCCCACTTCTCAGGCTTTGTGGATGGAATGTGCAGCATCAATGTAGATTTTGCGCCCGAAGCCTTTGCTTGTGCTTCGACAATACGAGCAAGTTTCTTTCCTGCATCATCATTGTCAGGCCATAAAATAACTTCTTTGTTGCGTAAGGGAGAGAAGTCGAACTTTTCTGCTGTGTTTTCAGACAGCATCCCTGCCCCACCGATGGTACAGGTAGCTGCGTAACCAAGATCGGTGAGAGCGTCAGCACACTTCTCTCCCTCTACCCAAATCACCTTGTTGGAGCCTAAGATGTTGGGTATATTATAGAGGGGTCTTGGTTCGGGTACACCTTGGCGTCCATTCATGAACTGGCGGAATTGTTTCTTAGGCTTCCCGGCACTATCCCGAACAATTTCGCCAGATTCATTCCTGTCGAAGTATTTTCGGACCGTGACGAGAACCTGACCATGTTCATCAGTGTAATCGTATTCCTGCTCAAAGGGTGTGTTGGGACCAATTTGCCTCTTTTGTTCGGGTTGTGCAAAGCCGTTTGTGGCAGTTGTATTCCTGACCTCAAAGTTTTTAGGATCATTGAGCTTCACAATGTTTTCTGGCTGTGGCGCAAAATCCTTTGGTAGATATGTAGAGAAATGCTCTACTATCTCAGTGAGTGACCAACCGCGTCCTTCTTTGAGAACTTTGCAGATGCCACCAACGCCATCACCTGATTCGAAATCTTTGCCGCTTAAAAACCACGGGCTGTTTATATCAATATTAATTCTTAACGATTGACCGCGCTCACCGCGCAGTGAACCTAACATAAAATCGTGTCCGCGCCTAACGCCTTCAGGGTAAGTATCAATCAGCATGTTTAACTGAATACTTCTTGGAACTTCCCTAGAAATGCGTTCAGCTACCTCCTTCGATGTCTTGCCAAACTGTAAAATATTCATTATCTTGTCCCTACAAACGGTAAATATACTAGATATGGGGTTGCGTCATACAAACGCTCCCCATTTTTTTTTATTCGTCCCAACAAGATTCACGGTATTCGCAGAACTTGCAGAGAAAAAAGTCTTTGCTTTGAGCGATACGAGGTAGAATGTCACCTGATTTTGCAGCAGTCAAGATATTCACGGCTCGGTCACTAGCTTGTTGAGCTAAAGATGCGTTGTACGGCACTAGCTCATAATAAATTTCTGATGTGTTTTTATTTACTACAGAGAACAAAGCAGGATGTTCGGTTAGCTCCATATACGTTTGATACAAAGCTATCTGAGTTGCGTAAGTTGGGTTCGCTTTGGTAACGCCCATGTTTACAAACGTTCTAAACTTTTTATCGTTTGATGATTTGTTTTCCCACAGTGACGGGTAGCCCATTTCAACTGGACCTTCACAAATCACGCCATCTATATGACCTCTTATTTCGCCATCAGCGATAGAGAAGCCAAACTGTTCACCCATCTTATCTTCTGTGCGTAGATCAAACCCTGCATCGCGTATCCATTTAGCTGCATAGTCTTCGATGTTATGACCAAACTGAAATATGCGCAGTGTTCGTGCGCTGAACTCTTTGTCAGGATCAACAGGGTAATTTAGATAGCGATACTGTATCTTGCGTTGACATTCATCACCGATACTAGACGCGCCAATATACTTACGGCGTTCACGTTTCTTCTCGCCTGCGACGATAGCATTATCAACTGCTGCCTTAATGTGTTCTACAATCGGGTCTTCTTTAGAAGGGGATTGATGTAGAAGGCCAAGAGCCTGTTGACTTATAGTAAGTTTCTTCGAGTTTTCCAATGTCAATCTCCGCTGCTAGACGTTGTGATTCCTGTATGCCAAATATCAGAGTGTGAACTTGCTCTTCTGATAGATCAGAAAAACGTGTGTCCCATCCAAACTTGCCTAATATGTGAGCCAATTCTTCGATTGGCTTTGGTTCTGGTGGTATTGTCAATGTATTGTCTCCTCCCTTATGCCGAACAATTCTATTATTTCACCGACCTCATTTGGGTCAGCGTCTTTATTTCGAAAGCCTATACTTAAAACTTCCTTACCTTTTACCATAATTAATGCTGTTCCAAACAAAACAGGATTTTCTGCTTCGTTAAGATGAATTTGTATTGCTTCGTTTGCTACGTCCTGAACTTCTTGCAAGTCATTTGGATCATTGACCCAACAAATCATTTCGATTTCGGACGCTTCGACATTACCATCATCGTCTTCTGCAAACATAAGATACATTTCAAACCTCGGCATCTGGGGCGTCCTTACTCGAAAATTCTCCACCCAGAGAAGAGTACGCTGCCTTGTCTACCCACGAGTCTGAGTGATCTATTTTGTTTAGGATACGCGAAGTTTTTAGCCAGTCCATCATTAATGCAACATGCGTAGGGGTAATCTCCCCGTGTGATATAAGTGCGCTGCGCAAAATAATATTCCAACCCTCTGCAATTCTGTCGTGATTGTCGTAAGCCTCACCATAGTCTTTGGCCCTTTCGCCATTGACTAGACTTTCTGCTTGCCTCAAGAACTCTTCTCTTTTCAATGTAATTTCTCCTGCGCTGCATGAAACGCTTTGCCTAGAGCGTCTTTGTTCCAACAAAAACTCAAAGCACAGCCTGCTTTGTATTTAGTCCACGAGAAGTCCATTGAACTGATATGAATGTCGTGATCCATTAACAGGTTCTTTTGTTTCTCTGTGGCCCTGTTATTAAGCCAACGCTTCGTTTTATTTGCTGCATCGCTATCTTCAATCTCGCGTAAGAAATCATCGGCTGCTGACATAGCATGCACTTTTTCACCAATCGCTACTGTGCGAACACGGCCTTTTTGTGATTTTACCATAGCGACCCACATATCATCTTTGATGTGACCTACAAAGGCGAATCCCTGAAAGCCCATAGCCATCAGTGCATTGCCCTCTTGAAATGGGCTAATCCACATGAAAGGTGATAACTGCATCAGATCGTATTCAGTCATGATAAACTGTTCGAGCGCAGCTTTCTCTTCTGCTACAAACTCATGACCGCAGATCGGACACACTGTTAAACGCGCATGAACCTCTGCGTTGCATTCAGGACAAGTCTTTGTGGGTGCTTCGCCCTCAACCGTTTTGTCTCTTCCATCTAGGTTAGCTGCATCATCAATACTGCCATGCGTAATGACAGACGTACCAAAGTCCATAACGATGCAATCAGTCTTGATTGTGTCTGGATATAACTCAGGATCAACGATGCGTAGTCCACGACCAATCATCTGCACCATTGTACCCTTCTGAGAGCATGGGCGCGTTAGAATGATACAAGACACAGGTGGAGCATCAAACCCCTCTGTAAGCACCGCTACGTTGACCACAACCTGTAAATCACCATGCTCAAGGTCATGGAGCATCTCTGCTCTTTTATCTTTTGGTGTTTCACCTGTTACAAAGTTTGCATCAACACCAGATTCAAGAAAGGCTGCACAAAGATGTTCAGCGTGTTTGACTGTTGAACAGAACACAACAGTCTTGCGATCCCCTGCTTTTTCTTCCCATTCACGAACAATTCTATCGTTAATGACTTGGTGATCCATAATCGCGGCGACCTCTTCCATGTCATATTCTTTGCCGCGTTTTGTGACGTTATCTAATTGATCATTGATACCCAGATCGACCACAAAGGTTTTGGGCCGAACCAGAAATCCCTCTTGGATTAACGCACCGATTTCGATTTGATGTGCGCAGTTGTTGAACACAGAGCGCAATCCTTTGCCATCACCACGATTAGGTGTAGCTGTAAATCCTACAATCTCTGCACTGTCGTTGTCTTCAAGCACGGCATCAATCACACGGCGATACGTTCTTGCCGCTGCGTGATGGCCTTCATCAATCACCACCATGTCGAACTTGGGGCGCTTGGCTAGGTTGCGTTCACGAGAAATAGTTTGCACCATTGAGAATACGGCATCGCCATCCCAATGCTTGACTGTACCGTTCACAATACTTGTTGTGATGTACGGGTTCACCTTTTTGAACTTGGATTGGTTTTGCGCAACAAGTTCATCGCGGTGCTGCACGATAAGAATTTTTTTACCTTCTTTGTGCCGCTTGCCTACAAGCGCAGAAAGCATGATCGTTTTGCCTGCACCCGTTGGTGCAACGACTAGAGTATTGCCGTGTTTGTCGAGAGCTTTTAGAGCATCGCTTACGGCTACCTCTTGGTAGGGACGTAGTAACATAAAACACCTGTTCGCTAGAATTGGTGGGGGGATTGCGGCCCTCTGCCCCCCGGTCAGAGGTCTAGCAGGCGCGGATTGGCCCTGCCGCTAGATTATCTTTGCGCCCAAGACGGAACACCACCAGACGATTGAGGCTGCGTAGGTGCAGCTTGCTGAGTGGTTTGCGCTGCTACAGGAGTCTGTTGCATTGGCGCTTGTCCGCTTGGAACGAATTCCCGCGAATTAGGTGTTAAAGCTACGGTCAAGCAATTGCTATCACTGTAGCCGTTAGTCCCTTTCTTAATACCAACTTTAGCACAAATTTCCATAGCATTTAAGTCAAAAACTCCAGAAATATTTCTTGCCTGTTGCGCTTCTGCCGAAACGTCCGCAGGATCAATGTTACGCGCACTCTCAACAAGTGATTTTAATGTGCGTAAACCAATCTCTTTGGCTTGTGGAATACCGCTTTGACCCATCTTGTCACCATCGACAAAGACGCGATCCCAAAACTTACGGCGATCAAATTCACCACCAATAATGGTAAACTCAAGTTCCATCCACTTAGCCGCAGAAGTCGCTGACTTTTTAAACCAAGGTCCAGAACCAAATTCTGGAACTTCGGTGTCACCTTGCTTTACAAGGACAACTGCACGGCAAACTGTGCCTTTAGGAATTAAAGAAAACTCACGATCCTGTGGGTTATCATCGGCGGGTACGTTATTTAAATTAAGCATTTTGTGCTTCCTCTTCGCTAGAAGTTTGTGTTGCAGGATCAACAAATGTTAAATCCCTTGGTTGATCAGAAGAGCTACCAGACATCTTTTCCATCAGCTTGCCTAGATGCGGCTCTTCCAAAGTTTCGAGGCGACCAGAGCGATCTTTTGCAGGGTAGCCCCATTCATTCAATGGCTGACAGATAAACGCACGATACTGACCGTGATCACCTGACAGGATTGCCATTGTAATTACTTCGTCAACAATTCCGGGCAATTCACGCCCTGTCTTGCTGCCTTCAATTTGCAGCGCATATTGCTTGCGTCCATAATCATCTGTGATTTCATCAAGAATGCCAACAAAAATTACATTCTTTGTACGAATGTGCTGAAGGTGTGTTAGCCATGACATCATTTCACGCCCATGCATTCCATAGGCTGCGCGTGTGTCTAGCTTTCCAGAACGCTCAGAGCGTGTTTCTGGTTGCTGTAAGCACCACTGAAAGCACAAACGCCCTGCGACAGTAATAGAGTCTACAAACAGACTATCAAACTTGTCCCAAATATCTGCGTTGTCTCCATACATTTTAGCAACGTAATCGTAATGCGCTTGGCTGTATGGCTGATCTTCTGACAGTGATGGGTTAGCACCACCTAAGAAGCAAGCTAAGTCACGGCATTCAGTCCATGTACGCGGACGAATCACATCAATTGGGTAGCCTTCGATAGCGGCATCCCCTGCTTCTAAGTCCATAAACAATGTAGTTTTTGGATCAAGAGTCCTAGCAAGTGTGGTTTTACCCACACCGCTTGGTCCACACACCACGATTTTGTGGCCCTTCTTTTCAGCTAAACGCTGATCGGCTGTGATAATTTGTAAAGCCATTATTCTACCTCCTCAATAGTAAAGCCACCAACTTCTACGGTACGGCATGGTTCGAGAGTTGCCTTGATTGCAGGTGGGGCTGCTGTGTATTTACGCTCTTCAACTGCAAGCGTAATTTTTCCATAGTGACGCGCATCTTCTTCAGGCATGGACTGTAATACAGTGCCAAGTTCTTCCTGATCCCACACAACCTTTTTGCGGACCGTAGCTTTCATTTTACGATTGCCTGCAATAATGTATGTAGTTCCAAAGTCTTTACCATCTGCGCGTAACGCATCACTTACTTGAGTAAAGAAGGTATCATAGATTTGTTCATCAACGTTTTTGAGTTCATCACGCATTTCACTAATGACATACTTGAGTTCCTCTCGACGCTCAAAAAGTTCACGACTGTTCATGTCGATTCTCCGCTGTTAAGTTACTAGAACCCTATCTATCCCACATGGCTTGGGATATGTCAACGACTTTTTTTAGATAAAAATATTTCTATGCCAAGGCATGCCTTCATTAATTTCTTTTTTAGTTTAAATTCAGGGGTTTCTACACCCTTGGCATCCTCGACCACTTCATACCAGTCACCGTCTTTGTTTTGCTTCTGGTATCTGAAGTCAGCAATGTAAGCACAAATCTTTTCGTCATTGACCATAAGATTGTATCGCACTTGTAGCTCCAAGTCCTTGACCGTCCCTGCGCGTTCTAGTGATTTAATATATAAGTAACGCTGTGATTCCCACTTAGAATCGAACTTAATTCCTTGCACAGTTACTTTCTTATTACCGTACTTGGGTCTTGACCCACGCCGCTTGGGATTATATACAGTAGTAAACGTCATTTATGGGAAGGAACCTCCATGCCAAAACCTGAAAAATACAAATCAGTCGGTATATCAATAGACGCGTATCAAAAACTGATCTTCATTGCCGATCAAGAAGATCGTGCTTTGGGTAGACAGTTATCACGCATGATTGAAGAATCATACGAAGATGTTCAGGAACGTGTCAATAGTAAGCGCGGCTATCAACCCGCTGCTGTAGGCATAGGCGGTATAACTACAGTCATCGAAGACTAGAGAAGCCCTGCGTTACCTAAACCACCCAGTAGTGTTGCTGCCACTGCTGGGTTTTCTTTTGCGCGTTGTCGAATATTAGAAAAATCAGGAACGTCAGATATTTCTACCGGGGCAACATCAGGAACTGGCATAGTTGTTCGGCTTACTGGCGCTGGTACCGAAGATACTCTACGATTTTCTAAATCACGAGCTATATTGGAAGCGCCTTCTTTCATGGAACCTACAGTTCCTACGGCTACTCTCATACCTTGTTGTTTTGCAAAAGATTTACTGGTGTCGTTTAAAACTCTTAAAAACACTTGCATTTTACCAGCTTTAGTTTTTTCTTTTGCCGCTTCTTTTCCATACCGTGCTGCGAAAGATGTGTAGAACGGACCAGTAGACAAGAACTGACCGATTAGACCAAGACGAGCAATTGTTCCTAAATTTTCTAATGGATTAGCAGCAATATTAGCCGCAACAAGATCACCGCCTTCAGCAGATGCGCCAAGAACTTTCATGTTTTGACCAAATAAAGCGATAGAATCAGCTTCTGCTTTAGGAAATAAAGCTCCTAGTTTACCAGATTTTTCAGCCCGTAAAAGGCGTTCTGATAATTGTTTAAAGGCTTTTTTGTCTGTCATAAAGCTATGCTCAAAATCACCTATAAGGTTTTGCATATAGTATGATTGTAACTCAGCTAACTCTTCAGGTTTATCTTTAAAAAACTTTGAAAGTTTTGTAATGTCATTACCTTTGACAGATGGGCTTGCCAACAAGTCTGCTGCTTCATCTGGCATCAATGATCCTGCACGAATTTTTCTAGCCATTGCCGCAGAATCAAACTGTGCTTTTTCTTTCATAATGTCTTTTACATTACGCAATAAATTCACACCAGCTTCGTCACCACCCTCTTCTACGAAATCATCAATAACACTTTGATTTACTCTTGTTAAAGATAAAGTATCCATTTGGTCTGCCAGCCTACGAACTTCTGAAATTCGTGACCCGAACAATTCATCGGCTGTACCGCCTAAATCATCTAATTTTTGTTTAAATTTGCTTCCGCTAAATTTTCTTGTTGCATCTAAAGTTGAACCTGATTCACGCATTGTTTTACGCAACCATTCAGAAGCCGCACGTTCTCTTAGCGTATTAAAAGCGTCTTTTCCTAAATTTTCCTCTAAAACTTTTTTAGCATCTTGAAGCAATTTTGGATTATCGTTTTGTATAAAACGACCATATGCACCTTTTGGGTTTAATTCTACGCCACCTTTAACAGAGTTTTGTAAACTTTTTATACTAGCCGCCGATGAAACTTTTTCAAAGCTGTCCATGCCTTGTTTAAAGAAACTACGAAGTTTTGGTATTTCATTAGAAACATCTTTAAAAAGTTTCTTTTGTTCGGCTGTTAAATCACCAGCCGCTTTTCTCCTCATAGCATTGTTGACAGAAGTAGGAGATATAAAATCATCTAGCTTATTGAGAAACTTGTCTTTCATTAACTTAACACTGTCAGAACCGTAGTTACCCATCCAAGTGTCATTAAGAGTTTTTCTAGCCTTGTATACTTGAGTAAAAGAAGCATCATCAGGTAATTGCATAAGCTCTCTTACAGCATCACGAGATTTTCCAAGATTTCCTGATCCAGCCGCTACCAATCTATCAAGCTCTAATTGAGCGTCAGATTTTAATGCGCGAGTATTAAATAGCGCGGTATCACCAACTGCACTGTTTGTTAAATTTTCAAGGTTAGCAAATTTTTCTTTTACTTTGTCATCAAAGGCTTTGTATGCGCCAACAAATGCCCCTTGTATGTCAGCGTTTAGTGCGTCATCTTTTTTTGCAGCTTTTCCTATTTGAACAGCAATGTCATCCATGTGTTTAATTAAATTATTAGATGCAGTCTTTTCAGCTTGAAGCAATGCATTATCACCCGCTGCTACAGCGTTTGTTAGAATAGCAGCAGTAGCATCTATATCTACACCACCATCAGCGCCATAAGCGCGTAACTTTGCCAAATCTGACATAATCTTTTCATGATTTTGACGTAATCTAGCAGATGTACCTAGAGCCTTCTCACTCATTGCCTGTTGACGGGCTACAAGAGAATTAGCGCCCATAGCAGATAATGAAGGCTTATAGCCAGATTTAATAGCAGTAGCGACCTCTTCCTGCGTTTGTGGAGCTAACTTGCTACCTGCACGACCACGACCTACTGCGAATCCAAAAGATTTGCCAATTGCACCAAATACACCTTCACCAGCAGCGGCTATAAGAGCTTCAGTACCAGCCGCCTTACCAACATCAAGAAGGCTTTCTTCCTGTGTCCCTCTTAGCGTTTCTACGCCTTCTTCGACTAACTTACCACCTCCAGCACCTAAACCTGCACCAATAGCAGCACCTAGTATTGGAATAGGAATTGCAGCCTGTCCTGCTATAGCACCGCCAATACCACCTACAATTTCTTCACCAGCCGCGCCTACAAAGTCTTGTAAATCAGACAAAGTAAACCCGCTTTCATCAATCATAATCGGCTTGTCAGTCTCTATGCCAAGCAAAAGTGCGCCTTTTGGAGTGATCGCTAAGTCTCCACGATCATCTCTCATATAATCGCCTTCTCTAAAACCATAGCGACCTAAGACATTTTCTTCTTCTTTTTCTGTCTCAGCGCCTGCTAACTGGCGTCTTAGGCGATTATTTTTTATTCCAGTTTCTCTGTCTATTGGTGTTTCATCTCTAATGGCTAATGGTGAAACTGAACGTTCCATTTTTTTAATTAAACGTTCGGCTTGCAACATTTCAGGATACGTTGGTTTTTCTCCTTTAATTTCAAAAGGAATAAACTCGCCGGGTCTAATTTCAAGTTGAATTTCAGGCATTGCTATTTCCTAACTAACTTACCATCCACAAATACAAGTGAACCTAATCCTTTTAAGTCTTCAAAAGTACCATACTTTTCAACAATGTTATCGTAAGTTCCTTCTTGGTGATTAGATGGATCAAGCAAATCTTCAAGAGCATTGTCAAAATCATTTTGTTTTGCACCAAAAATTTGATCAAGGCCATCAAGAGCATTCAATGTTGCATCAAGGTTTGTAAAGAAACCAATGTTACCCATCAAATCATCTGTCCACATTTCAACGTCACGATTTGAAATGCCGTTACCAGTCTCTTGTGTAAGGAAACGCTTGTATTGGTTAAGTAGCTTTTTAGTTTCGTAGTTATAGTCCTCGACATCGGTTGGTTCACCCGTTAAATACTGTGATGGAGCAATAGCTTTCATCAAACCGTGTAGCTTTTGATATGCTACCTGCACAGTACCACCGCCCTCTGCAATTTCAGTTGCAGTTGTACGCAATGCTGAAATTGTTTCACGCGCGTCAACAACGCCATCACGACCTAAAACATGCTTACGAATTGCAGCTTCAGGTTTTAAATAAAAGCCGCCATTCGGGTTTTTGGAATCATAGACATATGGTATTTTCCATGAATCTGACGAACCCTGTCCGTCCACAAACTTACGATCTTTGGTTTTGCTGTAATCACCACCAGTTGTTTGAGCCTTCAAAATTTCTAACTGTGCATCTATATTTGCTTTGGAGTCTTGTTCTTTCATTTTTAAGTCAGAGGCATACCATTTAAGGTAAATTTCTTTTTGAAAATCTTTATTGGCTGATGCTGATGCTAATTCAGCATCAACATCTGCTCGACGTTGTTGCAATGCATATTTACCCGCTGCAAGTTGAGCAGCTTTTGAATCCGCAGTTGCTTTATCTAAATACGGCATAGCAGCCTCACCTGCTTCGCCAAGTGCTTCAAGCGCACCACTAAACCCTTTACCACCTGCTTTATTCTTTAATAAAGCAAGACCCCAAGCCTGTAACGCACGACTTTTATCAATTTTGCCACTTGCATCTATTCCTGTAGCTTCTTCAAATTCTTTTCTATAACGAGCTATAGCGTCTTTTTTTGACTCACTTTTACGAGGCGGAGAGTCTGATACATCTTTCATAGCTGCAAAAAATGCATTATAAGCAGCGTCAGGTCCAAGAGAAATACTTTTTCCTCCTGTATCTTTAGCATTTTTTTCTTTTTGAGCTTTTAAATATGCTGCCCGTTCACCGGGTTTTTCTACAATATCTCCACGACCACCTGTCAATATAGCCTCTAAAGTTTCCGCAGGACTTGGCGCAGCATCTTCTAACTTTGGTTCTATTTTTTTATCTTTAGGTTTAGCATCTAGCCTAGTAAGAAGCTCCCCAATTTCGTCCAAAGCAGATGGTTGAAATGCAGCTTCTTCTCCAAGCAATTCTCGTGGAGCAAGAAGTGCTGCTTCATTTGCAAGAATTTCACGCTCAGTTATGTTTCCAACGTTTTCAAATCGACCCGGAACTGCCATATCTTGTATAGAACGATAAGCCTTTTCCATTTCTGAAATATCTTCTTTGCCAAAACCAAACTGTTGACCGCCTTTAGACATAAAAGGGCCACCACCACCGAAAAACCCACCTTCGTCTGGAACCAAGCCTTCGATTGGTATAGATAAACCTTCATTTTCCATAGTTCTTTCAGATAGATCGTTTAAATATGCCCCAAGAGCGTCTTGGTTTTTAAAATCAAGATTATTTTTTAACTCTTCAAATGCATAATAACGACTACCCGGCCCTCTTGGAATCTGAACAAATGTTCCCGCTGCTTCGGGTCCTTCTGCTGCAAAAAGACTTCTAAGATTTGCAGCTTGTTGTGGTCCTGTAAGTGCTTTTTGTTTATAGCCTAAACCTTGGTTTAACACATTTTTGCGAGTAGGATTGTTTTCGCTATATCTTTGCGCTACCTGATTATATCTTTCTTCGGGAGTCATAGGCACCTCTTGTTAACCGCTAAAACCTTGCATTGTTGAATACGCTCCAACACCCTGCAAGAATGGGTCTGCTGATGTTTGTGGACCTTGTGTATATTGACTATACATAGACGCCGATGGCGCTCCAGTTAGGAAGTTCTGTGCGTAGCTAAACGGAGCAAGTGCTTGCTGTGTTGTGTTTAATGTATTTTGACGCGTAAAGTCCTGTCCTTGTTGAGCGTACTGACGTTCTTTGCCACCAAGCTCATACATAAAGCCAAGGTCAGCAGGTTGCATGCCTGCATACACACGACCAATATCAGCAGATGTACCCGCTAATTTGCCATAGGCTTGACCTACATCAGCTTGCGCACCGCCTAACTGACCGTATGTTTGTCCTAATCCACCTGTAAGGCGTCCTGCCTCTAGGTCACGTTTCTTTTCGTTTTCAGCGGCCCCTAAACCACGTTTGGCTGCATCCTCAAAGGCACTTGATTCTAAAGTTGCTCCAGATGCACCCAACTTACCTGTAAGACCAGAGGCTTGTAATGCACGTTTGCGCTCTGCTTCGTCTGTAGCCATCGCATTTGCCATCGACTTATCATAGCCCTTTGACAAAAGGTTGGCGATAGTACCTTGCTTGGTTTCTTCAATAGCGCGTTGCGTTTCTGCGGCCTGAATGCCTGAACGAGAGCCACCAAAAGCACCTGCGCCAACTGCCCTAGCTTGATCAGCTTGACGTTGCTGCGCACCCTCACGGGTAATTTTCTTCATAGCAGAGTCAATGACCTGCTGCTTGTAAGGGTCCATAAAGTCTTCAACTGAGCTTGGATCGAAGCTACCAAGACCCTGTTCAGCTAACTCAAATGCACGGCCTGTTCTGCGGTCAAATGCTTCTTTAGCGCCAAACTGACCACCTGCATCAACAGAACCGCGTCCAGCTTCTAAAGCTGATTTGGCATCTGGGAAGTAATCAGTAAGAGCTTTTGCCATAGTAGCTTGGCCCGTGCCTAAACCACTTGCTGCGTCAGGTAAGTAACGAGGAGTTCCTGATGCGTCTTGAAAATAAGGTAGGTAACGATCCATAAACTGTTGACGTTGCGTTGCATCGCCAAGTGTACTTGTTACGGCTGACTGAAGAGGATCAGTGCCTGCTTGAACATAATCTGGAATTTTAAATAAATCAGGGTATTTAGTTGCGTCTAAAATGCCACCCGAAAGAGTGCCACTCCCGTCATCTTGCCCAAATATCTTACCAAGTAAGGCTAAATCTAAGTCTTGAATATATTGTGGACGAGAAGTTATTACGTTTTGTGTGGTTTCAGTCATTACGCTATATCCTCTAATTTATCCATCATACCATACATTTTCTGAATACCTTGATTTAAATTACCATTGCCAGCGCCTTTTACCGCGTCACGAGTCATAACAAACTCGCCTGCGGTTAGCATAGCAGGAACATCGTCTTTTGTACCAGAACCTTCGCTTGGCATAATACCACCATCACGGCGCGGGAAATATGTTGCGCCGCCTTCATTTAATCTCATAACATCACCTAGCTTAACCCTTGTAGGGTCTGCCATTGCTTCAGCGTATGTTTGATTTGAGCGCCTTGCAGCGCGATCTAAATCAGTCTCTTCGTAATCTTTACCAAATACAGAATCTAGCAATTGAGAACCAAGACCCATAGCAATAGCCTCACCTGCTTTGTTGTTTAACAATCTACCAATGCCCTCATCTGGATTAAGATTAAACAAATCACCTATACCCAACAAGCCTTCTGCACGTTCGTATTTAGGCTTTTTTAGTTTATCTTCAATAATCTTTTCAGTAAGCGCGTCAGCTTTGCCACCACCAAATGAGCTTAAATTTGGCTTTCCTACATTTGGAACATCTGTATCCATGCCAAACAAGGCACCAAGACCAGAATCACCACCTGACATATAGCCCAAACCACCGCCTGCAATACCTCCAAGCAGTGCATCACGCAAAGATGGCTTGCCTCCAGTAAGTGCTTGTAACGCAACGTTACTTATAGCGCCCTGAACGATAGGGTTGCTAAAGAAGTTACCACCGCCACCACCAATAAGTTGAGAGCCAAATTTAATTATTTTATCAATAAAGAACTCAGGCTCACCCGTCACAGGGTTAATGCTATTTTGACCAGAACCAAC